CTCAGTCTTCTTCAGCACCTTCCAGATGCGCTGCTGACCGTGGATGCCGTTAAAGCTGCCTTGGTGGCAGTCTTTGCAGAGCGGGATGCTTGTCCACCACATGCCCTGTACCAGCTCGTGCGCGTCGCACGGCCCGGAGGCGCCGCAGCATCCGCAAGCCATTTTCTTGATGCGCACGATGTGCTCGCGCTCGGCCGCCGTCGGCGCCTTCTTGTTCTTGCTCTGCATCAGTCGCCCCGCAGCAGGCAGAGGATCACGCACACGTACAGCACCCAGCTGGACACCATCGCTTGATGCTTATTGAGGTGCGGGGCGCTGATGATGGACGCCATCAGAAGCAGAACTGTGCTCGTTTTCATCGCTCAAAGCTCCGCAGCACCGATTCGATCGCCTCGTCGGCCTGTTGCGGCGGCAACGCCGGCCAAAGGTAGCGCTGGGCGTGCCCGGTGCGCAGGAATGCCACCGCCGCTTCGTGGAAGTCGCGCATCTCGTCGTCCTCCAGCTTTGCGTACGAGATCGACTTCGGCACCGGGAACACGCCGCCCTTGGGGCCCGGCATCCAATCCACGTGCCCGGCGCCCAGCTTCAGCCACAGCCGGAATTGCTCGAAATCGCCGATGCGCTCCTGCGCCTCAAACACACGCTGCTCGAGCGCCATGTGATAGCGATGGAAGGGCCCGCTGCGCGCCTTGTGCGTGACGATCTCCACCATCTCGCCCGGCTCCAGGTTGAACAGGCCGTTCACGAAGCGTCGCCACTGCTTTTTCCCCTTCTCGCCCAGCCCGTCGATGGCGCCGAACAGCACGCGGCGCGCGGCGGCGCGGTCCACCTCGGGGATTGCCACGGGCGCCTGCTTCACGAGGGTGATTTCGCTCATGCCGTCACCTCATTGGTTTGCTCGTCGTGAACCGGTACGCCACTGATGGGGCGAAGACTGCTATCTCGACAATGGATTATTTTTTCAGCCTGAATGATCCCCTCAGGATTTAAAGCCTTCAGTGGAGTGCAAATTTCACAAATCCAGCCTTCATTTCCATTCCAAGAAGTCGCCGGTTCAATAACCTTCACCACCTTCCCAACGTTCTCGGAAAATAGTGAGCTAACGATGTAAGCCAAATCTCCAGGTTTGCAGTTCATAGCCCCACCCCCTTCTCCGCCGGCGTGCGCCAGTATTCGCGCTCGACCAGGCGAGTTGCGGCGTCCACCTCGCCGACCGTGCAGATGCGCAGTTGCTGGCCCCACAGCTCGATTGCCTCGCGCACCGCCCGCAGTCCATCGCCGTCAAGCGCCACCTTGCCGACCTTGCAGAACCGATCACCGGCACGGCGCATGGCATTCTCAGCTTCTGCGAGCGGCCCGATCACCTCCGAACCGATACCCTGGTTCGCCAACGTCCATGAATGGTTGATAGCCCTGGCCACCGAATTCCATTCATTGGGCGTGCCGTGGCCGTGTGAAATCGCCTCTAACGCGCTCAGTACGACCAATTCCAGCTCTCCGGCATCGCCTTCTTCCATTGGCAGCCGCGCGACACCTGCACGGGTCAGCTTCATATAGCCGTCCAGTGGTGTGCACGCCTTCGGCCGGTACGCCTTGCGCGGACGTTTTGAGCGAGCCATCAAGCAGCCTCCAAACTCATTGACGTCGCCTCTTCCATCGTCATGACTTCGAAGCCCAGAGACTGCGCGATGTGGTGCTCCAGCGATGCGCCGCGCGATTTCTCCCAACCCGGCAGCAGGCAGATTGCCGTACACGACACCAACTCGCGGATGTCAGCGCGCATGCACTCGGCCCAGCCAGCCGACGGATCGACATTGATCTCGGCAGGGTTGACGACGTGGTGGCCAAGCGAGCGCAGGTGGGAGGCCATGGCGTGGAAGGCCGGGAAGTTGAGCCCGGGCAAACCGGACATAGGCCCAGAGATGTAGATGCGCTTGGTCATACCATCACCGCCTTCTCGGTCTGCACGCTCGGCTCAGTGATCGGTGTTGGCGAAGGCTTGTGGTAGTCGCAGTAATCACGGCCCTCATGCGTCCAATGCGCCTTGACGCGCGGGCCGAGCTTTCGACACACGCAACAATAGCGCCAGCCGCTGCGCTCGATCATGGCTTTGGTGATCCTGGTCATGATTTCACCCGCGCCAGCCGAACGCGATTCCATTGGCAGTTCGCCGGCCGATGGCCGAGGCCCCCGCAATACGAGCAATAACCGTCCCATTGCGCAGCGCGCGTACCCTTTTCTGCGTCCATCACACGATCCCCTGTTTCCTCAGCCACTCGACCCGCGCATCGGCCACCTGTTCGATTGCCGCCACGAACTTCTTGCATGGCTTCTTGCGCAGAGCGTCGTAGCGCACCGACTTGATTTCCTCTTCCGCGCACTTGCCGCGCCCCATCAGCGCAGCGCCGCGGTCCTCCTGCAGCGAGAACTTGGCGCAGTCCTCGCAGCGAACGTCGCTCATGCAGCCCTCCAAACTTCCTGATCGAGCGCACAAGCCAGCAGAGCAAGCGCATCCGCCGTGTCATCTTCATCGGCCGCGATCTTGAATCCGCGCCGCCGAGCTGCGGCGATCATCTCGGGCTTCTTGGCGTTGCCGCGGCCCGTCCATTTCTTTTTCGCCTGTCCAACGCCGATGCCGGTCATGAGCACGTTGTGCTGCTGGCAGACCATTTCGGTCATGGCCAAGTACCCGCCGTAGACATGCGCTGCCAGCGTGCCGGCGTGGCGCTTCACGTCCTCGAAGTACACGACGGTGATCTGCTTTTCGCGGATCAGCTCGGACAGCCACGCGCGATAGTTGGACCACCGAACACCCGGGTGCCACTTGTTGCGCTGCATGAAGTGTTCGGTGCCGCAGCTCACGCCACCGTCTTTGGTGGCGATGGCCCAGCCGCAATAAGTGCCAAGGTCCAGCGCCAACACGTTGGCATCACAGGAAGGCCGCAGGTGCAGCGCGAAGGTTTCTTCGCCGAGGCTCATGCGGCCACCTGATCAGTCAGCCCGAGCGCGCGCTTTGCCATGTCGTGACAAGCAATGGGCACCTTCTCGCCCCTCTTCACTCGATCCAGGATCACCTTCGCCCAGTCCTTGTTTCCGGGCACTTGCTGGATTGCTCGCACCTTCTCTACTGCTTGGCGCACGGCATCCGGGTTGGCCGAGCCACGGCCTGGCGCCGGAAGCGCAGGGGCCCGAGGAGGAACAGGCGCTACATCACCCTGCAGAACTTCATCCAGCGCGGCAGAGAACCGCTTGATCAGCACGGAATGCCCGGTGTTCAGCATGTCGAACTCACCCACCTTGATCGCTGCCCAGTAGATCGCCGGATTGCTCCACTGGTCGCGGCCCTCCGCGCGCAGGCGCAGTTGCTGGGTCGCTTCGTAGAGCGCTGCGTCGTAGTTGATCGGCGGGCGGCATGCCTTCACGAACTCGGCGACAGATGGCGGCCAGTCGTAGCGCGAACGACACGCCCGCAGCCCGGCTTTGATGAGGTCAGGGGTTAGGCCTTCGTCGTCGAACGTCTCCGCCCACGACTCGCGCCAGTTGGCGATAGCCTGCTCGTTCACGAACGAGGCGCGCCAGCGGTTCGGATACGCGCCATCCAAGCGGTTGAACAGGTGATCCATCAACGAGATGCCGAGCGCCGGATGCGGCTCAAGCCACTGGCTTTGCTTCCACGTCGATGATGCTGTCAGGTTGGTCATTTCTCGGGCTCTGGCGGTTTCGGTTCACGTAGGCGACTGGATCAAACTTCTGCGGCGGTCCCGCGCGAGGCGGTCCGGCTTTCCTCGGCTCAAGCCATTCCGCTTTCAATCCCTGCCAGCCGCGCAGCACGCAGACCTTCATCGCATCATCCACCGTGTAGCCAAGGGCTGACGCTTGACGCAGTTGCTCGCCCATGGTTTCCATCACCGTGGCCGTCACTGGAGCGCGTTTTTGCTTGCGGAGGGCCAGCCAATCGGTGAAGACCTGATCGGCAGGCTCCGACGGCCACGATGAAAAATCGAACTTCGAGAGGTCAGCCAGCGCGGATACGCGCTTTTGACGGTTGCCTTTATTGACGGTTACTGATGGTTCTTGACGGTTAGTGTCCGCCTCCCGGACTTCGTCGTCCGCCTCCCGGACTTCGTCGTCCGCCTCCCGGACTAGTGCGCCGTCATACGGACTAGTTCGGCTCGCGGACTGGTTTGTCTCGCGGACTAGTCCGGTAGAGTTGTATCCATGGGGCGTGACGATGTATGTCGTGCGGTATCGGTCGCTTCGATCTGCCTTGATCGCGCCATGTGCCTCAAGCCATTTCACTGCCTCGATCACAGCCGTCCGACCGAAGCAAGTCCGCTCGCTGATCTTGGTCAGCGACGGCCAGCAGTGGCCCTGATCGTTCGCGTTGTCGGCGAGCGAGATCAACACTGCCTTTGGCGTAGGAGGCATCTGCAACGGCCAACAGAGGGACATGATGATGGTGCTCACTGATTAACGCCCCTGATCCAGTTGCAGGCCATTACTGAAGCGCCTCCATCACGACTTCGCACCAGACTTGCGCCTGGATAGCATTGATCGCGTTTCCGTAGGCGCGCAGGCGTCCCACTCGGGCGGGAGCCCCATGAGCCAGCGGGAATGTGCCGGGTTCAACTGGCCGCCACTTTCCATCCCGGCAGAGGAGCCAATCAGCATCTCGCCAGAAGCCGTTAGTCGGGCCGGGCCGCGCCAGTTCGAGTCGATCACATCCTGCATCGACCATTCGCATAAGCTGACCGTCTTGCGGCTGCTGTCGTTGTTCCCCGCAGGGTTGTTCCCGTTCTGCGCCGGAGTGCCCGCCATGGGCGTCGGCCATCCAGCCAACGGAGCGCACCCCGGCAGCCGATCCGTCCCCTGCGCTGGGCCGCCGTTTGGGCCGTCCTGCTGACATGGCGTCGGCCATCCAGCCAACGGAGCGCACCCCGGCAGCCGATCCGTCCCCTGCGCTGGGCCGCCGTTTGGGCCGTCCTGCTGACATGGCGTCGGCCACTCCGCCAACTGAGTGAATACCTCCTCGCTCAAAGGCTTGCCCTTGACCATTCGAGCCCTCGACGCCAGGAATTCCGGCGACGCGCTCGCGCTCTTCCAATCCCGTGCGGCCGGCGTCGGCCACGCGGCAAGCATCGAGAAGTCGTTGAGATTCGATCCGTGGCGGCTCTCGCCCATCGCGCGTTTCGCTTGCCCCACCCCGCTGGCGTCCATAGCCTGCGGTGTGGGCCACCCAGTAAAGGCGGTCGCGGATGTGCGGGGCACCGATGCTCGCAGACGGGAACGGGACAGCCCCGAATCCGTATTCCACGGCTTCCATGTCAGCTTGTACAAGGTCGATCCAAGGATCTGCGTCCTTGCTCGCAACTTGTTCTCCAAGAACGACTGGAGGCCGGCGCTGCTGGATAAGCCAGTGAAAGGCAGGCCAGAGATGCCGCTCGTCAGCAAACGCAAGTCCTTTGCCTGCCGCGCTGAAAGGTTGGCAAGGACAGGAACCGGTCCAAACAGGTCGATCGTCGGACCAGCCTGCGCGTCGGAGTGCCAGCGACCAGACGCCGATTCCGGCGAAGAAGTGGCACTGTGTGTAGCCTCGGAGGTCGTCAGGTCGAACATCCTGAATGTCTCTCTCGTCGACGTCGCCCGGAGCAATGTGGCCCGCCGCAATCAGATTGCGCAGCCACTGGGCGGCGTATGGGTCGATCTCGTTGTAATAGGCGGCGGCAGACATCACTGAAACAGGGAGCCCTGCTTCGCCGGCACCTTGACGCACTGCACGGTACGCAGCGTCACGGAACACTTGCGCTCACCAGCCAGCACCAGGCGCCCCGCGGCGATGAGTTCGTTGCGCCGGCCCGAGACGCTGGATTTCTCCATATTCAAGAGAAACGCAATCTCGGCGATGGTGGCCGTTTCGACGGCTTCGACACATTCGACAATGCGGTCGCACTGCAGCTTGCCGACGTTGCGGCGGGTGCTGGAGTGGTAGGCGTCGATGGAAGTGTCTTGCACGTTGGTCAGCATCATTCCCCCTGCCAATCAAGAGCGACACGCAAGTCGACGGGCCGCAGCGTTTCCAGATCAAGGATCGTGAAATCGCGACCACGGAAGACGGCACCGGTGTCGATATAGATGACGTTGCCGAGGCTGGTCCAGCGATCGACCGGCGTATGGCCAACCACTGCCGCGCGAACGTCTGGGATCGCATCGGAGAGGCCCGCGCTGATCCGCGTGCGGCTCCATGTGCACAGATTGATGAAGGCGTCAGCGTTCTCGCCTTGCAGAGCTTCGCGCAGGTCTGCCCAAGTTCCGGTCGGCACATCGGCGTGCACCACACCAACAAGGCCAGCGGCCGTTTCGATCTCGATGGCAGTTGGAAGGCACTCGAACGCACTCACATAAAGCGAGCGCTCGGCGGGAGTCATGCCAATGAACCAAGCACCGCCATTGGCCGCGTAGATGCCAACGTCGATCATGCCCAGATGGAAACCACAGGCCATCAGTTCGTGATTGCCAGCCACCGCGTGGAACCACGGGCGCGATAGCCATTCCGTGCATAGGTGCGATTCAGGACCACGGTCCACGAGATCACCGACGCTGAAGAGGCGGTCGCACTTCGGATCGAAGCCGATGCGATCAAGGTGGGCTTGCAAGCGAGAGAAGCAGCCGTGGATGTCTCCAACGACGAAATCGCGGCCGGCCACGTTGCGCTCGAAATGCTGAATGGCGGTCATCAGGCGGCCCTCCCCTGCAGGAGTTGCATCAGCAGCTCGACCTTCTTCTCGGCTTCTTGGCGGCGCTCGCGTTCAGCGTCGCGTTCGCGCTCAGCGTCCGACTTGATCTGCACCAGCGTGCAGCCGAGTTGATAGGCCAGCCATTCGGGATAGATGCGGTTGCCGACGAGTTCGCAGAACGCGGCAACCTGATCGGCCTGCAGCGTTGCGTCGCCTTTCTTCATCCGGGAGAAATAGCCGGCGTCGAGTCCGAGAGCGATGTAGATCTCTTTGTCTTCGAGGCCGGAAGACGAGCAGGCCAGCGTGAAAGCGGCGCCTGCAGTCTTCTGACGACGGACCATCTCGATGGGCATGTCGTTCGGCTCAGCGCGTCGCGACAACGTGAGTTCGCCTTGGTCGGCAACCGGGAACAATGCTTTTGACGCCACTTGACTAACCCTCGGAGCTATAAAAAAACGATGATCTGGTCATCGTTGAGGCGCCTCTCTTGGGCGCCGCCGCACTATTGAAACCTGATGCCGCTACTTACTTTTCTTGCCCTTTGCTCGCCGCTGCCGTACACCACCGGTAGGCGGCTGCACGTCGTCGCTTGCGTCCTGGCTGTATCGGAATCCCTTGAGAAACAGAGCGGGATAAGCGAGCTTCACCGCCGGTGGAATGCCGCGATCGCGCCAGTTGTGCACGCGCTGGACACCGCCTTTGCGGCTGTCATAGCCAAGGAGCTTGGCTACCGTTGCCGGACCGCCAAGGCTTTGGATGATTTGCCAGTCGGGATGGACGGCGGTTTGTTTAGGGCTCATGCCCTGATTAAACACCACGTTTAATCAGAAGTCAAACGCCATGTTTATCAACAGGTTGTTTACGTGTGAGACCATGCCGCGCATGCACGAAACCATGGTTCGCCTCTACGAGGCCGCACGCACACTCAAGGGATTGACGACCCAAGCGGACGTCGCCAGAGCCTTCAACTTCTCTCAGCAGAGGATCAAAAACTGGGAAGCCAGGGGCATGTCGAAGGGCGGCATGTTGAAGGCCCAAGAGGTTTTTGGTTGCAGCGCGACTTGGCTGGAGACCGGCAAGCCGCCGATGAACACTGTCAAGCAAAAATCTGATGCAGATCAGATTGAAATAAGACTTAACGAGCACTCAGAACCACCCTCTTACAATCCTCAACAATCACCTACAAGAACGCTCACAGGCGTCGCGGTGCGCCCGATTGTTACTTATGAGACCCTGGACGAACTCCCTAAGGAGTCAACGGTTCTCATCACGAGGATTGACGTGAAGCTGTCTGCGGGGAATGGGAGAGAGACTTGGCACATCGAGGAAAGGGAACCGCTGCCGTTCCAAGCCGATTACATACGGAGCCTCGATTCCAAACCGAAAAACTTAGTCGCCGCCAAGGTCAATGGCGACAGCATGGAGCCACGGCTATTCGACAAAGACACGGTGGTCGTCGACACGGCCGATACGCGGGTGCCAGCTAACGGCGGCGTGTTTGCCTTGGTGTATGCCGGCGAGCTGCTGGTCAAGCGCCTGTTCAGACTGCCTGATGGCGGACTGAAGGTGGTCAGCGACAACCATGTGCGCTACGAACCCGTCACAGTCGCGCCGGAGCATGTCGACAACGTGAGCATCATCGGCCGGGTCAAGTACCGGTCCGGCATGGGCGATTTTTGAAACTTCGGAGGGGAGCATGAAAAAAGGCAGCGCCGCGGCGTTTGCTGCGCTCGCGCTTGCGGCATGTGGTGATGACGCCGGCCGCTCAACAGCAGAGAGGGCACCAGAATTGCCCGCGCGGTTTGCGTGCACCGAAGAAGGCGTAAGACCCTACCGTCACGACATGCTTTCGATCTCTGATGAGGTAGAGGTGTGCAATGCCATTCAGGCGTCCCAAGGCGACATCCCAACCGCCCGGTTCTTTCAGGACGTGTCGAAAGCTGTGGCAGCGTTCAAGCTCAAAGGTAGCAAGGACGACGCACGCGAGCTGTCTTACCAACTCATGAACATCATCGAGGCGCGCGGCCAGTCTGGAGCCGATGACGCCACGAAGTACCAGACCATCAATATGGTCTTCAAGATGTTCAACGGTTGGAACGGTCGCATTACTCCGCGCGACGTGAACGTCTTCCTCCGCAATAGCGGACCGCTGGCCCACACGCTCAGCGATGATGGCCTGGTCCAATCCATGGCGATGGTGATGGAGAACAAGAAAGCCGCTGGCCTCTAGCGCGCCCCATTTATACCTAAGCGTCACTTCCAACTATAAAGCCCGCCTCGTGCGGGCTTTTTGTTGTCCAAAAACTACACACCGCGTTTGCACACCGCCAAAGAAAATTAAACGCGGTGTTTGACAACAAACTAAACATGGTGTTTAATGAACTCCATCGACGCACCACACGGTGCCAACAGATGGAGAGCGAGATGACCACAACCAGATTGATCCACCACGGCGAGCCGATTGAGGTTCAAGTCCTGACGGTGGGCCAGGAGGTTTTCTGGAACGGTCATCGCTGCCGAGTTTCGATCGTCTACACCGATGGCGACGTTCTCCTGACTGAAGTCGGCACCGGCAACCAATTCATGGGGTTCTCTGGTTACTGCACGACGTTGGCGCAAGCCAGCTGATCAAGGGGAACGAGATGATCACCAAGACAAAGCAAAACTGGCAGGTGGGCGCAACCGTGAAGGTTGGTTTCCTGACCCTCGTCGTCAAGGCTGCGGTGGCAACGCCGGGCGACTTCGCACCGGACGCCTACATCCTCGCCAACCAGGCCGGCACGCAGCTCTACAAGTTCGTCCCGCACAACGGCGTTCAGAAGATCGACGTCAGCGAAGCGCACGAACTGATGGCTGAAGCAAAGGCCTACGCCGCCCGTCTCGCTGACGCTGCCATCAAGAAGGCCGCAGCGACGAATGAAATCGACGCTCTGTTCGCTGCCTGAGGTGGAAAAGATGCCGCACATCCTGACCACTACCGAGCAACACATCTGCGAGCAACTGATCGCTGACCCGCTGTACTGCAGCGATGAGATCGGCGCAGACCCGCAGGAATACATGCAGCCGATTGCTGAGTTCTTGAAGCGCGGCGAAATCACTGATGCGGAAAAGATCCGCCTAGCCGATCAATTGATCTATCGCTTCTTCGGCGACATCAAGAACGCCGTGGCAGAGCAAGACGCGGCCGCCGACGCACTGATCGCCGAAGAGGAATCGCGCGGCCGGCTGGAGCGCTCGCTTGGCATGGGGATCGCCGCATGACCGTCGATGAACTAGTGAGGGCGGTGTGCATCGTCGTGTCTCTCACGGCCTACGCGGCTTGCTGCATCGGTCTCTCACGCATGGCCACGAAGATCCCTCTGAAGCGCGACGACGATCAAGACGACGAGCGCAGCCAGAAGCGGCGCTACTGATGAGGGGATGACGATGTTGAGCACTGACCAACGCCTCGGGCTCGCTATTTCGCTGCGCGGCAATAAGCCCGTCTTCTATCGCGACGAGGATGGAGTTTTCCACCAATGCACGCGAGTGCAATTCGGCTATGTCGCGCAAGATGAAGAGCCCGAAGATGCAGAGGACGTGGTTTGGTTGCGCACTAAAACGGACGGCATCACGCGTTGCGCAGCACTTAATAACGTATTGCCTGACGCCTTCTTTCACGGCGCGCCGTTGTTTGCCGCCTAACCGCCGCCACTGAACAACCAGCAGGGGATAGACATGCACACGCGACGCATCTATTTCAACGAGATCGCCTGCAAAGCTACGGTGCGCTGGCGCGACCCGGTGACGGGCAAGGCGCGACAGATGACGAAGAAGTTCATGCAGACCTACAACCCGTTCAACAAGCGGTCTGACGGCCAGATCAAGTCACGCGACGAGATTCGTGCGGAAGTCGACCGCGATGCGCGCCTTTGGAAATTGCGCACCGAGAACGACATCCGAGACGGCAAATACCCGGGAGCCTGACATGCGTGTATCCGACACTGAAGCCGCGCAGCGCGTGGCAGACAACGACAACTTGGTGGGGGAGTTGGTGATTCACCTCCAGACCGTCACGCACATGCTGCACTCGACATGCATGGTGATTACCGATCCCGAAGCGCGCCGCTGGTTACTCACAGCTGTGCGCGATGCCAAGGCCGTCCTCGCCAAAGCCCAAGGAGCGCAGCAATGACGCCGCTCGAACGCCTCGAATACCAGCGCCGCAACAGGCAGCGTCTGTATGCGATCTGCGCGGGCTTGGTTGTGGCCGTGCTGGTGCTGCGCATTTTTCAAGGAGGTCTGTGATGCGCGTGCCCACACCCGAGATCGTCGAATACCACGAATACCGCACGCTGGCCGAGGCATTCGGGCCAGGCTCGCAGCTCGCCACGCAGCCCACCTGGAAGGACTGGGCCGCAGCAATCGCCACCGGCATCGGTTGCGGTGCAGTAATGGCGTTTGTCGTCGGCTGTGCGGCCGGCGCCCTGATTCGATAACAACAAGGAGCACACCATGACCAAGACCATCGACATGCAGACCGTGGATTCGTCTCAGATTCATGCAATCGGGCACGACGCCGCGACGAACACGCTCGCGATCCGCTTCAAGAACTACAAGGGCGAGGTCACCAGCCTCTACCACTACAGCAACTTCACTGCCGAAGACTTCGAAGCCTTCCGTACGGCGGAATCGATCGGCCGCCACTTCGGTGCATTCATCAAGCCGTTCGACCAGAAGTACCCGTTCAAGCGTATCGAAGACGCACCCGAGCAGAAACTCGCGGCCTAAGCCGACAGTAATTCCACAAACGCAGCACTGGCGGCACCCGGCCGCCCTTTCCAACCTCCCAGGAGATCAAGATGCTCCCAGCAAAACGCGAAGTATCGGCTTTGCCGGCATTGCAGATGGATGAAGGCGAGCTGATGGCAGTCCTTCGCAATTCCCTCTATCCAGGTGCACGCGATGAGTCGATCAAGCTCGTGCTCGGCTACTGTCGCGCGGCAGCTCTGGATCCGATGCAAAAGCCGGTGCACATCGTGCCGATGTCGGTTTCCACCGGCCAGAAGGACAAGGACGGCTGGGACATCAAGGAAATGCGCGATGTCGTCATGCCAGGCATCGGCCTCTACCGCACGCAAGCAGCTCGCTCTGGCGAGTATGCAGGTGTCACTGAACCCGATTTCGGCGATGACGTCACCGAGAAGCTGGGCGACGCGACTGTTACGTACCCGAAGTGGTGCCGCGTCACGGTAAAGCGGCTGCTGAACGGCACCGTTGTGGAGTTCACTGCCAAAGAATATTGGCGCGAAAACTACGCGACGAAGAGCGCCCGCTCTGTCGAGCCCAACGCTATGTGGAAACGACGCCCCTATGGGCAACTCGCAAAGTGCGCAGAAGCGCAAGCGTTGCGCAAAGCCTTTCCCGAGTTTGGTGCCCAGCCGACTGCCGACGAAATGGAAGGTGCGATCGAGTTGGAGCAGTCCAACGACGATCTTTCGCCTCCTACTGCCGGCGTGCCGATGCCGAAGTCACGCACCATAGCCCAGCAAGGCGGTGATGGCCAAGTCATCGACGTGCAGCCCAAGTCTGAAACGGACGCTGGCAGCGCCAAAAGCACCAGCACCGCCAAGAGGAAGGCCGACACGAGCGCCAATGACCTCGCATCCGAAGGCGAGCGCGCATGGATCCGCCGCAAGTTGGAAGACCTGGGCGTTGAACTGCAAGCGGCCTGCGAGGAAGCCGGCATCAGCAACTTCGATGCGCTGACTTCTGACGGTTTCATTGCCCTGAAGGACCTCATCAATCGCTTGGAGCGCCAGTAACCATGCTGCTCTTCGAAGAGGCCACCCATACCTACCGTTTTGACGGCGCAGTCGTGCCTAGCGTGACGCAGATCCTGGCGCCGCTCAACGATCTGTCGTTCGTCGATCCGCAGGTGCTCGAGTACAAGCGCCAGCTCGGCACGGCCGTGCACAAGGCGACCGAGTTGTACGACCTGGGCGACCTCGACGAAGACAGCCTCGCACCAGTCATCAGGCCATACCTCGATGCTTGGATTCGCTTCCGGCGTGAGAAGCCGTTCGAGATCCTGGGCATGGAGCAGAAGGTCTACCACCCGCTCCATCGGTACGCCGGCACGTACGACCGAATGATCTCGATGGATGGTCGCCGCGGCCCCCTCGACATCAAGACCGGCGAGACGCTGCCGGGCTACGGCCCCCAGACCGCTGCATACAAAGCGGCATCCGAGGCCGAGACCGGTGAACGCCTGACCGGCCGCTGGACGATTCAACTGCGCGATGACGGCACGTATCGCCTGCATACCAAGGCGGACGCAGACGACTGGCCCGTCTTCCTGAGCTGCCTGAACCTTTACCGCTTTCGCAACAAGCACGCCGCCTAACCGGCGGCTGGAGATCACGATGAGCACTGCAACCCAAGGAACCATCGCATACGACGCCAGCGCCGCGCTGGTGCTGGTCAGCCAAGCCCAGAAGGCTCTCACGAATGCCGAAGCATACGTGATCGACAGCCCGGCCATGTACGAACTGGCCGCTGCCGACCTCCAGAGCGTGAAGGCGCTGCGCAAGCAGGTCGATGACAAGCGCACCGGCATCACGGGCCCACTCAATCAGGCATTGAAAGCCGTGAACGATCTGTTCCGGCCAGCCACGTCGTATCTCGATGACGCCGAGGGAAAGCTCAAGGGTGCCCTGCTCGCGTACGACCAGGAGCAAGCCCGCAAGGCTGCGGAGGAACGCCGCCGGGCAGAAGAAGTCGCGCGACTGGAGCGTGAACGCATCGAGCGCGAAGCGCGTGAAGCACAGGCGCGCGCCGAGGCCGAAGCCGAACGGATCCGCCAGGAAGCTGCAGCTGCTGCAGCGTCTGGCGACGAATCGAAGGCCAACGAACTGACGATGCAGGCCCAGCAGACCGCTGCCGCTGGTGCTGCCGAGGCCGAGCAGATCACCAGCACCGTCGATCTGATCACCGCCGCGCCGGTGCCCCTCGCATCGGCAGCGCCAAAGGTCAAAGGCCTGTCCACGCGCGAGAACTGGAAAGCGCAAGTCACCGACAAGATGAAGCTGCTGCAGCACATCGTCGCGCACCCCGAGTTCGAGAACCTGGTCGAGATCAATCAGAGCGCGCTCAACCAACTCGCCAAAGCGCAAAAGCAGGCGATGAAGCTCCCTGGCGTCGAGCCTTTCAACGACGCAATCCTGTCGGCCCGCGCCGCATAACCAGCCCCGTTTGGCCGCAGCGTCCCGCGCGGTCCCTTTTATTTATCAGGAGAGATCCATGCTCGACTTCGAATCCACCCTCGTGCGCGTCAAGCACATCAACAACCGTATCGAGAAGCACAGCGACGACAAGGTGCTGGGCGTGGATCTGCGTCTGGTAGTGCGTCTGTCGAACAACGAACTGGCGCAGTTCTCTCCGACGCTAAAGGCCAGCTTCTACCACAAGGATGACTCTGTGCAGGGTGACGTGGTCACAGACGCCAATCACCTGCCAAACCTCAAGAACCCGCAGATCGGCCCCATTAAGTGGGAAGGCGATTGGGAGCACCGCCGTCTGGCCATCCATCACGGCACGCGTGCGCAGGACGACATCGTGCTCGGCGACGCGAAGGTAAGCAAGGTGGTGCTGGATCTGCAGGAAGGCGGCACGGTGTTCGTGACCTTCCGCGTGCAGTGCCATCCCGACGAGAAGCAGGCGGCCAAGCTGCTGACGCTGCTCGACCAGGAAGTGCACATGTCCCTGTCCGTCGACGATGACGCCGATCTGCCGATGGCGGCGTAGCGATCAGCGGGTGAAAGCAGATCCTGATCGACATCGATCGAGCGAAAAGCCCGTAGCCGGGAGATGCCGAGTCGATCGATATGCGCGGTAGGCGGCGCAAGCAGCGGAGCGAGTAACCCACCCTTCAACGGGCGACTGCGGCGGGACATCGCCGAGTCCCAAAAAACACCGTGCGACGCCTCCTGGGTACCGGGCAGTCGCAGTTGCCCACCCATTTTTAAGCTGTAGCAGCACCCCGTTCATCCAACCCATAGGACACGACATGCAAATCCAACTTCCCCCGCTCGCTGAAGGCGAAACCTATCTCTTCGGTCGCGTCGACAAGAACGGTGACATCGAACACACCGTGGTCATCGCTGTGAACAACAGCGCGCTGTCCCGCGAGAAGCAACGCGAGTGGGCTAAGAGCATTGGCGGCGTGCTGATGAACCGCATCGAAGCCATCGAGATCTACAACAGCCACCGCGACCTCGTTGAGCCCGATTGGTACTGGACTGACGAAGACGTCGAATGGGATACCGCTTACGCCTGGTACCAGAACTTCAGCTACGGCTACCAGCTCAGCGACCCCAAGTGCGCCGCGCTGCGCGCGGTCGCTGTCCGCAGATTCAAAAATTGACCCATCTCCTCATTCACTGAGCTGAACAACCCATCCCGTCCAACTCTGCAGGAGCACAGCATGACCGCAGTCACCCTGGAGCACATCGAAGCGGAGCACGTGCGCATCGGCGAACTTATCAAGCGATTCAAGGAACAGCCGCGCGCCACGGAATACCGTGTCGATGCAGTCACGATCCCACTCGCGCCCGGCGAACGCCTCGCCGGTCCGATCTACGCCGAAGACGGCACGCTGGATTACTACCTGATCAAGCTGCCCGGCGATGGTGGCGACCTCAGCCACTCCGATGCCATCGCGTATGCGGCCGGCCGTGGCGGCAAGGTTCCCAATCGCCGCGAAGGGCGCCTTCTGATGGCGAATCTAGGCGAGGAGTTCGACAAGGTCGCCTACTGGTTGGAAGACGACTACGAGCCGAACTCCGCTTACGCCTGGTACCAGTACTTCGACGGCGGCTACCAGATCACCAACCACGAGAGCGCCGCGCTGCGCGCGGTCGCTGTCCGCAGATTCACCCCTTCCGTAATTTGATCATTTGACACGCCATGGCTCTGCACACTGAGCTCGACGTCTACAAGACCGGCTACGACCTGTTCGGCAAGGTGACCATGATCGTCGCGAACATGGAACGCACTTTCAAGCGCCTGATCGGCGAGGAGATCGTCCGCGAATCCTCGAAGCTTCTGATCTTGGTCTATCGCGCGAATGTCGCTGAAGACAAGGTGCCGCACCTCGCCAACTTGGTCGAGCGAGTAAAGCTCGTCGAGCTGTTGATCCGCCTCTCATTCGACATGAAGAAGGTCTCGCCTAAGCAGTACTGGGCGGTCACGAAGTTGACGGAGAGCATCAGCAAACAGGCCACGGCGTGGAAGAAGTACGCAGCCAAGCGCCCGTTTCATGGAGGTCAAGGCCACCATGACTGAGCGCCTTTTCAATCTGGTCGTGCCGCTGGCTCACAAGGCCACCGCCATGCGCGTCACGGATACCGCCGGTTTCGACCGGGAAGCGTCCCGCGCAGTTTCCCATCTGAGCGATCGGACGGGCGACGTAGATAGCACGATTGGTCCGCTTACGCCTGGTACCAGAACTTCAACAACGGCAACCAGAACAACAACCACAAGAGCGCCGCGCTGCGCGCGGTCGCTGTCCGCAGATTGGAACGAAACGGAAGGCTTCACGGGCGCCGAGTTGGTCAGAGCATACCGAGACTGCCGGCGCACGAAACGCAATACAGCAAGCGCGCTCGCCTTCGAAGCCAACCTCGAGCGCAACCTCTTCAAATTGCACGGCGAACTGGCCAGCGGCTGCTATGTGCCGGGCCCATCGAAGTGCTTTGTCATCGACCGGCCCAAGCATCGCGAAGTCTGGGCGGCCGCCTTCCGCGATCGAATCGTGCACCACTTGTTGTACAACCGCATTGGTCCGCGCTTCGAACGCACATTCATCGCCGATTCCTGCGCATGCATCAAAGGGCGCGGCACGCTATACGCCGCCCAGCGCCTGGAATCGAAAGTGCGCTCGATTACCCAGAACTGGGCACGGCCAGCGCACTACCTGAAGTGCGATCTGGCCAACTTCTTCGTCAGCATCGACAAGCGCGTACTCCTCGATCTACTGCTCGCGAAGATCTCCGAGCCATTCTGGCGCGCATTGACCGAGCTCGTGCTGATGCACGATCCACGGGAAAACTTCGTCTACCTTGGCGACCCTAGGATGATGGACCGCGTGCCGCCGCACAAGCGCTTGATGCAACAGCCGGCGCACCTCGGGCTGCCTATCGGCAACCTGTCGTCGCAGTTCTTCGCCAACGTCTACCTCAACGAGCTGGACCAGTTCGTGAAGCACGAACTGCGCTGCCGGCATTACATCCGCTACGTCGACGACTTCGTGCTTATGCACGAGTCGCCTCAGTGGCTCAACGAGGCGCACGCTGCCGTCGCGGCATTCCTGCCGGCCCGGCTTGGTGCGCGCCTCAACCCAACGAAGACCATCCTGCAGCCGGTCGCACGCGGCATCGACTTCGTCGGCCAGGTGGTTCGCCCATGGGTGCGGCACACCCGCAAGCGGACGCTGAATAGCAGCATTCAGCGCGTTCGCGAAATGCCGGCACAGGACATCTATCAAGCCGCCAACAGCTACTTCGGCCTGCTGCGCCAAGCCACTGGCAGCCACACCGAGCGCGCCAAGCTCGCGAATGCCGCGCGCAAGCGTGGGCATGCCGTCAATCGACAACTCACGAAGGCCTACCGCGCCGCCCTCGATAAGCAGAAGGAGAAGCAACAATGACAGCCAAAACTATCGTAGGTCGCTTGGCTCCCAACGCATGGAGAACTGGCGATCCGTTGCCAGAGATTGGTTCTATCTGTCTTGTTTCAGGGGCGAACTGCGATGTCGAGAGCGACCAGCATCGAAGCTATATGTGGAGAAAAGTGGTTGGGTATGGCGACGGCGATATGTTCGTGTGTCTCCAAACTGAAGGCTGCTGGCCGACTGTCGAGCGCACCGAGAATTGCTGGTTTGCGGAAATCCCTGTTGGGCGCGTGCAGCAGACCGAGCCAGTGGGGGATGAGCGCGCGGCGTTTGAGAACTTATACGAATCGCTGCCCGACCCTGTGAATCTAACTCGCCACGAATTGGCATGGCGCGCATGGCAAGCTCGCGCCGCCCAGTCCGGCCAGCGGGCGGGCGTGGCGGAGGGATGGTGCTTCTACTCGGCGGATTTCAGCATGAATGCAGCGAACCCAGCGCAACGAGGGACAGTCATGCTGATTCGAGACGATGCTGGCCGCAAATGGTGGCACGGCTTGGATGAGGACGAGCGAGAAAAAATTGCGCTCCTTGTCTCCGGCCATGGATTGACATTTGACACTGCCATGCAAGCCGCGAATAGCAACGCCATCGCCGCCGCGCCCACACCGGCAGCGCAGGGAGGGGCGTGATGGAGCACGAATTCGAGGACTACAAAGAGTTCTTCTCCGCTGTGGGGGATTCTTATTTGCACCCCAAATTTTGCGGTGACTGTATCTGGCCTGTCACCATCGAGCAGATGTATCAAGCCTTCAAGGAGCGAATGGAGGCCGAGCAAGCGGCAGCACTAAAAGCACAGGGAGGGGATAGCCATGAGTGATAGAGAACTTCTCGAAATGGCAGCTAAAGCGGCTGGGTACGACGATGCTAAGTTCCAGGACATGGAAGGATGGGGCGAAGTGCGCTACGGCCTGTCATGTGGCATCTGGTCAGAAAAGCATCTCGAAAATTATTGGAATCCGTTAGTCAATGACGGCGACGCGCTGCGGCTGGCGGTAAAGCTTGGCATGCGATTGTGCATTGATAACCGTGTTGGATTTTCATGGGTCAAAGGCGTAGAGGGATCAGTGCCGCATGACGGTAACGCCAACGCGGCCACTCGCCGTGTCATCGTCCGCGCAGCGGCAGCACTAGCAGATGCGGGAGGGCGGGATGAGTGAGGAACGAACAATTAGCGTTGACGCCGATGCCTTGTATCGCGTTCTCAATGCATTGAATGGACCGGGCCACTACATCCGAGAACTGCAAGTTACGCGTGGCCCATTGTTTGAGAACCCTATCGATAAGCTTGTTACTCAGTACAACGAGTGGGCCGCTGCGCAGAAGGATGAGTCTGATGCCAATGCACAAGGGTGAATTTATCCCACATCCGCATTGCACTTCAGCAAGCGGTGATTGTTTCTATCAAGGCAAATGCTTGCGTGCGTGCACGGCGCAACAGAAAAAGTCGCACGATCAGCGCATCAAATCGCTTGAGCAACGCATCGTGCGACTAGAGCGAGCGCTATATGCGAAGCCGCCCGCAACGAGCGCGCCAACAACCAAGGACACTGGTGGGGAGGGGTGATGAAACCGCATATTCACGCCCCAGCGCCTATTGATGAGCGCTGTGTTGTGCTGGAGTGCCCAACGTGCCAAAGGCCGCGCCGCATGTTCTCTCGCTACTTCGAGTGGTATGGGGCAAGCCTGACTTGCGCAGGATGCGGTGAAGAGTGGGCAGACGATGAAATGCTCGAAAGGCCATTCATGCCCGGATGGCGGGATAAGAATCGGCGCTGGGCCATAGACCAATTGGCCCGGATAGGGATTCAAGCATGACCCAACAATCAGCCCTGAGCAGGATATTGGAGGCGACGCGGTGACTAGTAACGAAGACGATTGGGACGAGCCGACGCCCGAATACGCAGACGAGAGCACCCCATGCAGACACGGCATCAGTCCGAAGTGGGATTGCGATTGGTGCCAGGAAGAGCAAGAACATTGAAAGACGCAGCACAACGCATCATCGAAACAACCCGTCAGCAGTGGGAGAAAACCATGCCGATACTGACGAATGAAGACTTGAAAGCCCTCACTGGCGGCCTTGTACAAGGGGCGGCCCAGTGTCGGTGGATCACCCGCGAGCTAGGCTTCAAGCCGCCCATGAAGATCGACGGCCACCCGTCTATCACTTGGGAGCAGGTGAATCGCGGTCGCACATCTGGCGAGAAGCCGCGCACCGAGCCCCGGTGGAGTGTCGCAGCGTGAACCGGCCACGTACCGTCAAGCAGGCAAAAGGCCTGCTGGATCGCATGGAAGCGCGCCCGCGAAAAGACGGGCTCGTGACATATCGCTACCGGCCCGTCAATGGCAAGCCGATCAACCTGGGAACTGACCGCCTGAAAGCAATTCAGCAGGTACTGGATATGCTTGGCCACGGCGACAACATCGGCACCATTGAGCGCTTGTGGGAGCAGTACCAAGAGACGCCTGAGTGGAAGGCGCTCGCCAAAGGCACGCGCGACGACTACACGACATGCAGCAAGCCTTTGCTGGCAACGTTCGGGGAAGTCCGGGCCAGCGACATCAAGGCGCCCCACATTGCGCGATACCTGCGTGTGGAGCGAAAGAATGCCCCCATCCGGGCCAACCGGGAGGCCGCCCTACTCTCGAACCTCATCAATCTGGCGATCGAGCGCGGGGAGGCAGAGGTCAACCCATGCCGCCAAGTACGACGCAATCCTGAGCAGCCCCGTACGCATGCCGTCGCTACGGAGACGATAGCGGCGTTCGTTGGCTGGCTGATGGGGCAGACACCACAGCGCAAGATCATCGCGCTGGCGGCGGAATACGCTGCACTGGCGGGCAGCCGGAAGGCCGAGTTCTTGGACATCGTGCGCCCGCAGGTCGATACCACTGCCGGCGTCATTCGAACGAAACGCGCCAAGCAGCGCGGTGGCAAGCGCGACCAGGTCATCGAGGAAGTTGCTATCACCCCTCGCTTGGCCGATCTGTTGGCTCGCATTGATGCCGTGCACAAAGAGCAGGAGCGGGATTGCTTGTACCTGTTCCCGAACCGGCACGGCAACCACTACACCGCATCTGGCTTCAAAGCGATGTGGGGCAAACTGATGAATAAGGCGCTGGAGGGAAAGGTGATCGCCGAACGGTTCACCTTCCACGATCTGCGTGCCTACTACGCGACAACGCACAAGGCGGAGCGAGGAAACCTGCCAGACCTGCACGCCAATCCGGCCATCACGGCGCGTGTCTACGACCGCAGCAAGGTGGTCAAGCGCAAGGCGCTCTGAGCGCGAGTATTCCCGCGATGGGAATACTGCGGGAATATTTCACTGGATGGATATACAGAAACGAAAACAGCGACTCGCATAAGTCGCTGTTTTATAAAGAAAATCTTTTGGGGTGACCGATGGGATTCGAACCCACGACAACCAGAATCACAATCTGGGACTCTACCAACTGAGCTACGGCCACCGTTGTACGAACAGCCTGAACTGACTGCTGCCCGACGAAAAA